TTATTGACCACCGACGACCGGAACGACAGCAATTTTGCGATCATACCGTGCTGTTTGCTCCACGTTTTTATGTCCTGAGATAGCTTGTTTCTCGTAAATGTTCCCTTGCAGGTCTGAGATACCTTTCGCTTTCAGGTCATGAAATGTGAAGTCAAAACTCAAGTGTGGGTATTTGATCCGCGCTTCTTCTTTGGCTTTTCTCCATCGACTGTTGAAGCCATCCCTGGTGTATTTGTGCCCGGAGGGTTGATGAAGAATAAACAGGCTGCTCATCCCATCGTTGAGGGGAAGGGCTTTGGCAAGGTCAATTGCTTCTCTGAGTCTGTCAGACCATGCTTTTATCTGCGCGACTGCTGTTTTGCTCTGCTTAATCAGTATTCCTTCAGCCATCAACTGGCTTTTCTTCATCTCAAGTACATCGTTTTGACGTGCGCAGCACAGATAGGCCAGCTCCATAGCGACACGTACGACATCAGGCGAAACGCTGTATAAGGCGTTATACTCTTCGTGCGTGATATAGCGATCCCGGCCAGTCTCTTTAAATTGCTTAACGCCTTTTGTGGGGTTGCCCTTGGCATACCCGCGTTCGTAAGCCCAGCGATAGACGCGTGACATAAATGCCTTTTCCCGGTTGGCCTGGGTGCGACTCTTTACGCCACGCTTATCAAGGTATTTACGCACGTGTTCAGGCTTAATGCTATCTGGCGGCATCTGCCCGAAGACATCTATTATCTTTTTGGAGTATTTTCGGTAATCCTTCTGTGTTTCAGCGGCTAGCTCGAAAAAATCTCCCGACTGGAAAAATTTATCAACCAGCCCAGAAAGTGTTGATTCATCCGGCCTGTTATTAATCAGTGCCTCCCATGCCGTCCAGACCTGTGCCTGTGTACAGGTCTTATCACAAAGGCGGATGTTTCCGCCTCCTTTTGGGTGATACTCATAGGCTGAACGTCCGAGGTAAACCCTCGGAGGCATCCAGGCATCGTTTTTATTTTTACGTGCGCGTGGCATTAGTCAAGAGCTCCAAAATTAGGCTGAGGCACGTTAGCATCAACTGTTTTCGGTCGGTGTGAAAACGGATCGTTGAAATGCGCCCACGTTGTGCGAGGGCGTCCATCGCGCCTGGTTATAAAAAATATCCCGGCATCACGCAAGCTTTCGCATTGCTTTGAAGGCATTTTATAACCGGTCAACTTTTCAATATCAGCGTCAGAGATAATGTCTGTTTCGTTGTTCATACTTCCACCTCACACCATGCTCAGTCTGCGACAGTGGCACCACACTTCAAACATCCGCTTAACCACTTCCCGACAGTAGAATCCGTAATCGTCACACGTCAGGTCATAGCGGTTTCCGTACCGCTGGCGAACCCATATCTCAAATTCTTTGTTCATCGCCACCCCCCATAGCCTGAACCGATCCCATTACGCCCTGGTGTATGCCCGACGTGATAGTTATTGCAGAACGGACAGCGGTACACGCCCATCTGTCCCTGATGCCCGTAACGCTTACGAATAATCCAGAGTTCAATTTGGGCATTGTCAGCAGTCTTATGTCTTTTTTTACATCCGCATTGTTTGCGTCTGAGACGGCGTTTGCTGGTCATTACTTCACCTCCACGTCGATCCCGGCAATAACACAATCCCGCTCGATAACTTCTTGCACCCATCGGTGATAGACTTCCGGGTGAAATACTTCGCTTTTGCCTGTACTACTCCTGAACGCTTTTGAACTGATATCTGGCAGGGTTATGGTCAACGGTTTACCTGTGGTGACATCGTTAACCACACTCTCCCATTTTTCGCCAGTCTGTGATTCCAGGCGTTGCAATGATCCGCCTGTACTCAGCGGTGCGATAAGTTCCTGGCGTAAACGCTCGATCTCCGCAGCCATGTAGTAACCGGTTTTACTCCAGGTATCGACGCCATCACCGACCATATCCGGCTCCATCGTCGCCATCAGAACGGCATCGTGATAGTCCTTGCTGCCACTGGTGATAGCAACGGCGTAGGTGTCGCTGTTTTCACGCTTATGAATAAGCACCACAGGGTTCTCGATTTTGTTGCTCATCGTCCCGCCTCCCGCGATACTGTTTTGTACGCGCGCAGCATATCGCGGGATTTACCGGACAAAACCGACTTCATGAAGAACATTCCACTACGGTTTGCAACTATTCCTGGTGTGCAGAGCAGGGCAGCATCAACCACGCGGTTATGTTTCCGGAACTCAAACACAGTGCTGCTGATGACAATATTCGCCACAGCTCCGTAGTCCTGGTATTCGATTCTCATGTAATAATCTCCGTAATAAGTCTGGCAATGCCGATAAAGCAGAAGAAGCCCGCCGTTAACCCCATCCCCGCCAGACTGGAGAAGAAGAGGGTAAACATCACAAGTTCGAATACCTTTTTCATTATTTGGCCTTCCCGAAAAGTGATTTAAGGTCGATGCCGTAAACAGCCAGCCATGCGCCCGCTGGCCATGACTTCACGCTGCCGTAGCGTTCGTCCGGTACATCTTTAGCTTCAATGGCGTTATCGCGACACCAGCGGCGCAGCGGGGCGAATTTAAACTCACCTTTGCCGTTGGTTGCCTTCTCCACTTTGGTAATGGTTGCGTGTTTTTCACTTTCTCCCAGACGATCTTCCAGATCACGGCAACGGCGGGTAATGGCACTGAGTTTTCCGAGCGCTGAGGCTTCGCGCTTACGGCTGATTTGTGATTTGGTGCGTTCTGCGTGTTTGGCGCGTTCTTCTGCCTCAAGGCGACCCTGCTCAGATGCCATAGCAATCTGTAAGATTTCCATTGTCGAGAGTTCGCGCTGTACTGGTGCCCTAATCGCATCACGCTGTGTGAAGTAAAACTCCACCAGGTCTTCGTGGTAGCTCCACGCCTGATCGGTTTCCAGCATCTTTGCGTGGTTGGCCGCGCCGCGTTCGGTCCACAAAATAAGCGAGCGGGCATTCTTACCAACTAACCCTCTTAAAGAGGGTCTGTTCTTAATCTCTTGTAATTCAGGACCTTCCACCTTGAAGAAGTGCTTACCTTCAACGAATCGGGATTCGTTACGGGCGAAGTTATTAGCGAGCATTTTCTCAGTCGCACCATAACCCGCCGCCATCTGCTCAGTTGTCACTACGCGTTGCCCGCGATACTCGATGATTTGCAGGTCGCGGGCGGCCACTGGTGCTAATTCAGTTTTTTTAGCCATGTGATTAAACCTCTTTCAGTTCAATACCGGGTTTTTAGCCAGTTGGCGCTGATTACAGGTAAGTGGCATCTGCATATTGCCGTCTCCTGTGCTGGCAGGTTTCTGAGTTTCCGGGCACCGATCATTGCGGTGGCTACGTAGCTGGTGGCCCGGTTAACGACTTCGACGGTGACCTTCATACCATCCACCTCGACGGTGTAATTGGTAACGTGCTTTTGTCTGCCGTAATCGCCGAACTTCTCATGATGCGCCGCCAGTGCAACATCACATGCGCGACGACCTAATGGTGATTGCTTACTTCTGTTAATAAGTTTCATCATCACTAAATTCCCAGTGAGGCGACGATATCGTTCGCTGTTTCTCGGGTACTGCCTTTACTCGATATTGATCTGCGGGCATTGACCCGGTGCAAAGTGAAGCCGTGCCGCTCGTAAAGTTCAATAACGCGTGGTGCGGTAGAATTACTGATAAACACCTTTGCGCCGCGCTGATGGGCTGCCACGCAGCTTTCAGCAAGCGCTACCTGGCTATCCCATGAGAATCCCCCAGCGGCGTAGTTAGTGAAGCCAGCGGTGCCGGGCATTGGCTCGTATGGCGGATCGCAGTAAACGACATCACCATCACCCGCCAGTCTGAGAGTACGTTCGAAACCCGCAGTCATAAATACGCACGCGTGAGACTTCTGCCTGAATGCCCTGATCTCTTCTTCCGGGAAATATGGGGCTTTATACTTTCCCCATCCAACATTGAAAAAACCGTCAAGGTTGTAACGCATCAGACCGTTAAAGCAGTGCCTGTTGAGGTAAAGGAATGCGGCCGCTCGTTCTGTCGCATTCAGTTTCTGGGCGTTGAATGCTTCACGAATTACTGTGTAGTTTTCGACATCATTCAGATGCCTGAAAGCTTTTATTGCCTCTCCGATTACTGAATCAGGCACTACGGCCAGCATCTGGTACAGATTGATCAGATCAGCATTAATGTCAGCCAGCAGGAAGTATTCGTGTTTATCTGAGTTGAGAAACACCGATCCGCCACCCACAAATGGTTCTATCAGTCGTTTACCTGCCGGGATAAGACGATACAGTTCCGGCAGCAGCGAATATTTACCGCCTGCCCATTTCAGGAACGGGCGGCGCCAGGTGCGCGGCTTAGATTCTTCTGCCGGGCGCGCCGCAGCGATACGTTCACCAATCCAGCGCATTACCGGTACTGCCATGCTGTTGCCGATAGCTTTGTAGCGCGGTCCGTCAGGGCAATCGGCAGCATCTTTACCACGCCAGGGTATTAACGTGTGATTATCAGGGAAGCCCTGTAGCCGCTCACATTCAACAGGGGTCAGACGGCGCACCTGCATTCCCCAACCAACAGCACCTACCCCCATCCCTGCACGGCCGCCGTCAGGTGTCAGAAGTGTGTTAGCAGTGCCATCATTACGAACTTCAACCGTTGAGCCTTCTTCTCTGCCACGAATTGCTATGGTGTAAGGTTCGGTAATAATCGCATTTTCCTGCCCATGATTACGCCCCAGCGTATGCGCCAGTTCATGATTAGTATCTGGATCTTGTGTGCCGTGAATGGCATATGTCTCCAAATCTTCAGCCGTACTGTCATTCGATTTAGAAAGCAGTGTCCTGCTGATATTTGAGTATGTCACCGCAAGGTCGGTTGCATCTTTATAATCACGGGCCTTAACCGTTGACGCAGTTCCATCACCGGAATATTCACCAAAAGCGGTCATTCTGTAAGCGCCAACAATCCCGGCTCCGCGTTGAGCAAAAATCTCCTGGTTACTGGCGCCAATACCGCCGATATTATTCGACTGATTCAGGGTTGGGTGTGGGTTGGCCGGGTTGTCCCAGTGACTACCGCCTTCAGCGCCGTTTCCAGCATCGGCGGTAACTGCCGTTTGCGGTTCTCTGCACGGCGGAGTATCCCGGCGCACGCTGTTGAGCTCAAAAAGTACTTCTGCGGGATCGAATCCCTTTCGAGCACTTGCGACAACGAACACACGCTTGCGGCGTTGGGCCACTCCGAAAAATTGAGCATCAAGGACGCGCCAGGCGATAATCCTTTCTGGTCCAGACACACAACCAGCGTGCGTCCACTTTCCCCCTGCGGGCTGTAATTCACAACTTTCTCCGGCAAGTCCTGCCAGAAAGCAGCCGAACGCGTTGTCCTTGCTGCTGAGCACACCCGGGACGTTTTCCCAGACAATGATCGCTTCTTCTTCCCCGCGTTCGCGGCGTTTGTCGTCGATTGCATTCGCTAATTCCACATATGAAAGAGTTAACTGGCCCCGCTTATCCGCCAGGCCATTACGTAAGCCTGCTATGCTGAATGCCTGGCATGGCGTGCCGCCTACCAGCACATCAGGCGCTTCAGCGTCACCGACACGAACAGCGGCGGCTATACCGGTCATATCGCCGAGGTTGGTGACGTTCGGCCAGTGGTTAGCCAGTACCGCAGACGGAAAAGCCTCAATCTCAGCAAACCATGCAGGTTGCCACCCCAGCGACTCCCATGCGATGCTTGCGGCTTCAATCCCACTGCAAACAGATCCGTATCTCATGCAGACTCCAGAATTTTGCGTTTAACATCAGATACAAGTGTGATAAACGCATCGCGGCGTTCGCGTAATCTTGCGATCTCTACAGTAAAATCTGTGGCATTCAGACGGTAAACAATGAGTTGTTTTTCCGCCGGGAAGTCAGAGCAATAACTTACAAAATCCACCCAGTCACGGCCTGAGCAGTCAAGGTGTCCTATCAGTTGCCATTTGTAAGCCGGGTCGAACTTGCCGCGAACCATCGTGGCGTAGTGAGTTGAAGCCACTACGGATTTAATTTCCAGCAAGCCATCGGTTCCGACTAGCCCATCCGGGCTGTCACCGTATGTGTCGTGATCGAAGAAGCCGCCATTATCGACATCAATGAAATACCTCTCCTCATACAGCATTCGCGCTATTGGCTCCTGTTCATGACCACGCTCCATATGCTCATTGGAATAGGTGAGTTCAGATTTGCACCCTTTAATCTGCTCCAGTGCAATCTGCAATGCATAGCGCTTCGCAGGTTCGCCAAATGCCCCTCCTTCATTTGCCATAATCAGACCAAAATTAGACGCAGTGGCCTTTCCCAGTCGCAGTAGTTCCCACTCTTCACTGTTTTGTTCCACGTCATGCCAAATCATTGTGTACACTCCGCAATAAGCTGTTGCTCGAAGGCCGGAGATATATCCATACGGGATTTAACTGCGTCCAGGTTTCCGTCACGCCGGTAAGCTGCCTTTGCGTTACTCCATGCCTGTGTTTTTTCTGGCGTCAGGGATGGCTTGATTACCCGCGCCGGACTGATGCGCAGACCTTCAACAGACCCCTTTCCAAAACGCACATTTTTATCAACAAAAACAGTAACCTTTACTCCTCCCCAGTCTTCAAGAAATGGTGAACCGGTAATGCCCTTAAGCGTTTTACTGTTAGTGGCATTGAGTATCATCGGCTTCAGCTTTTCACCGGGGCGTAATTCTCGCTCTTCGAAGTAAGCCGTGTTGAAAACGTCTTTTGTTTTTTTTGTCTTGTCGCTTTCCAGGGCGACGCGTGCGATAGTAAGAATTGTTGGCTCCACGATATCGGCGCTACTGAGATAAGGGGAGTCGAAAGCCTTGCGGTAATGCGTCTTCTGTTCGCTCATTTGTCTTATTCCTCTGATTCAATATCAATTTGATGCCGGGAAAACACCTCAACCATGTACCGCACAAACTCCGACGCGCGCTCCTGGAATTCGACATCGTCATCAAATGCCCGGCTTATCGCCTGTTTGCTGGCACCGCGGCGTTGAAGTTCGTCAATGCACAGCGACTCCAGCATGTGAAGCGACAGTCCTTTCTCCAGGTCGTCAGCCAGCCCGGATTCTTTCTCTTCTCTGGCGATTTGCTGGTAATGCCGGGTCCAGTCCTGAGCCTCGATGCGGTCGTAAGTGAGATATGCGTTCATGGCTGAACTCCTGAATTTTGTTTGCAGAATCCCCGACACCATGTGGGCTGCCAGAATCTATGCCGTATTTCGTTTTGCTGGTTTTCCCTGTTAATGGGTGGCAGGTTTACCGTTATGGTTGAGGTAAACCTCGATCTCGTCGTTGGTTGTCCGCAGGCGTTCGAAAAGGGTAAACAGGTACAACCCTTTTCCTGCGTTTGCAGATGCGCGGTATGTGCGCCCCTGGTACTTAACCAGCATTCCCGGTACAACGCTGGTTCTTGGTAATGTTGTTGTGCCGTAATTAGTCATCTCATCCTCGTGCCGATATCGCCCGGCCAGCGGAACATTGTTTAAACCTTCTGCGCGTTAACTTTTCCACCTCATTCCGGTCTTCGTATGCCCCGGACGGCTACTTCGTGGGCGTCCTGCCTGGGTGGTCGTGTTGATGGAGTAATTAAACACAATGTTTATTCTTGTGTCAACATAATGAGTGTTTTTGTATAAACAAATTGTTTATTTGTCGGTGCGGTTTTGTGCAGGTAGTATGATTTCAGGGCTATTGTATGGTTACAAAAGTATCAATTGGCGAGGGTTGGGTGATGGATTACGAAGAACTGGCGCAGTTGCGCTATCAGGAAATGTGCCGGATTGTGGGCGATGTCGTGTTTGCGATGGTAGCTGAAGGGCATGAAACCAAAAGAGTGGCTATAGCTGACGTGATACGAACGGAGATATCGAAGGGGCTGGATAAGTGGGATGACGACCAGTTACAGTGCATGAAACTTGCCGTGAAGCTACTGGAAGAGTAGGGCAAAGAAAACCCGGCGCGGAGGCCGGGTTGGATTCATAAACTAAATTACTGAAGCATTGACGCAGCGTTTAACATCTTCTCATAATAAAAATTCATATCTTCTTTACTGTACGCGTTTATAAGGTTATCTGCATGTTTTTCAAGAAGATTTATTTGCTGTTTTGCTGTTTTTTCTTGTGCTGTAGTTTCCGCTGCATAAATAACAAATGAGTCAATATTATATTTGTAAATTTCACATGCTTTTGAAATTGTTAAAGCACTCACAGCAGCCTCACCCATTTGTTTTTTAAAATTTTCTGAACGGAAATCTAAAGTTTCAGTCAGATGGTATTTGCCGTTCTTAAGCAAGAAATCTGCAACTAAACCTTCGTCATCGCTTATAGGATAGTTAGCAACAATCTTGTGCTGATAAAGGTCTTCAGAATATTTGCTAAAGATTCCGTGCTGCATGAAGGTTGACTTTATTTCAAAGAAAACTTTTCTTTTCAGTTGCTTGTGAGATTGTTTTTGTGGATTTACTAACCTATTCATCAAATCAGTAATTTTTGTTTCGTAATTATCATTGCTTTGAATGGTAAACATACCAAAAGAAGATAGTGATAACGATCCCTTAAAAAGGCAGGGAAGAAGTTCAACGTCATTTATTTTGTGTGACAAATCAAAAAGTGAGTTTGAAAGATCTTCCAAGTAATTTTGTGAAAGACCTTTATCAATTGCTTTAAGCTTTGAAACTGAATTAAGCATGCGTACGTCTATGTCGGAGTCGTGGTAAACGATCAAGCCAACGTTAATCGTTTCACCTTTCTCAAGATTAGGCGTAACTCTGATTAAGCTGTATTTGAAGGTTTTCAAGAGGTTATCTCCAGTCTTATAGCGTTTATTCGCTCAATTCTTTCCTCACTATCCCACCACTTCAGAAAATATTCTTTATGCATTGGTGGCATCCATGCGACAGGCATAGACTCTAGTATATCAGAGATTGTAGCAACTCCAATTTTCTCAATCTTGTCAAGTATTGACAATGCGCACATTCTTAATTCTGGTGTATCGCCGACAAATTGCTTAGCTATAGACCAGTTTGTTGATGTGCTTGAGTCCGTAGGAAGTGTGTGCGGGGTGCTACGTGGCCAACCGATAACAAAAGAACTCAAGCTAAAATCGAACGTTTTTACTATGATATGACCGCGCGTATTCTCCATGTAAAGATAATTATTGAGATGGCGATCAATGTTGTACACGAATTGGTCAAATGCATAAATTGCCCATAGCTGTTTTTTCAATGACTCAGATGCGTTTGCCAGCAAATTGATCCATTGCGGGCCGTTAAGTCCTGACTTCCATGCAGAAAACTCAATGCGAGAGCCAAATACATACTCGCCATCAGCAATACACTTAAGAACCTTACAAACAGGAGTTGCAATACCACACCTTTCAGCCAAATTTGTGCAAAACCACTCTGCAGCAGGTACTTGAGTTGGGTTTTGTACAGGAAAAGGAGGTGCAGTTTTCATACTTTTAACCGCATACTCCATCTCATCAGTGGCAATGGCAAAACCAGAAAGATGCACAGTACCCAAGTTCGATGGAGTATATTCATTGAACTCTAATTCAAATAAACTTCCTTGTTCCGGGTCCGGTTCGCTATTGTTTGGATCTTGTTCTTCTGTCATCTGCTTTTTACCCCACAAAGAAGACATGTAAACCTCATGAAATTAAAGTATCTCTATAATATTCTTAGCTTTTTTCTATTCCAGTCTCTCATGGCGAGCATAGCCAAGTTTTCTCCCCATGCTTCATGTTCGTAAGCGGGGCAGTTCTAGTTTGTTAGGCTTAGAAATGTGTGGTCGAGCAGAGCCTAACTAGGGTAGTTACTCCACATCGCCCTTAATCCGCCGCCCCATGTACTTCGCGTACAGCTCGTCAAGTTCCTTCAGGCGCAGCGAGACAATCCGCAACATGTTCTGTTGCTCTTCTTCATTTGGTAGCTGGTTGTAGAGTTCCAACAGTCTCCGTTCGTCGTGCCTCAAACCATCTTTGGCATCCACGTCTTGTCCTAAAACCCATTCCAGGCTAACGCCAAGCGCATCGGCAAGTTTTATTGCAGAGCTTTTACCTATTGCTCCCCTGACAAACCAGTTGTTGACCGATTGAGCGCTCACACCGCAGATCCTCGCTATATCCGCTTTGGATATGCGCTTCTTCTCAATGATCTCATTTAACCGCCGAACCTGCGGATTGTCAGTTTGGTGTGTGTTTTTTCTCATATATCGAAATTCTAAACTAAAAGTTTATCTCCTCAACATTCATAATGTTGACTTTAAATTAAACATAATGTTTAATTTGGTTTGTAACTTCTAAGGAGTGGTTTATGAACGCATTAGAAAAAGCCATACAAGTTGCCGGCAATTCTTCAAAGCTGGCAGAAAAGCTCGGTGTTTCGTCAATGACAATTAGTCACTGGAAAAAACGTTACGGTGGTGTTGTACCTAAAGGCCGAGTTTTCCCCATTTTTCATGTAACTGGCATCACCCCACACGAACTTCGCCCTGACATGTACCCAAACCCAACCGATGGCTTACCAAGTCAAGAGGCATCAGCCAAATAACCATAGAGGATATTTACCCATGGAGAACGCAATTGCACGCAACTCCGAACCACCGAAACTAAAGCCGGTTGAGATGGAGAGCTTAATTCTCAATCAGCTTGCATCGGTTGGTCAGAAGCCGGTAGCTGACGCTACCGGCATTGATGAGTCAACCATCAGCCGCTGGAAGGGGAAAGGCAGTCATATTGAACAGTTTTGTCGGTTTCTGGCGGGGCTTGGTATTCAGCTTGCTCCACCGGGAGCAGTACTTGTTCGCCGTGATTATCTTTTTTCGGTGGAAACATTAGCGGACATCGGGATGAAAGCGGTGCGTATGCAGCCTGAGCCGCTGGGGTGGGACTGAAAATGGCAGCAACCAAAAAGGCGAAAGCCGCGGTGCCCGAACACCAACGGCTTTCTGGTGGAATTAACTGGATCAATTCACAGGAGTAATTATGGCAAACACTGCCGAAGTAATCAATTTTCCTGTGCCTGACGTGGCACCTAAGGAGCCGCGCGTGGCAGATCTCGATGATGGCTATACGCGCCTGGCAAATGAACTTCTGGATGCCGTGATGTGTTCTGGTTTGCCGGAGACTGAGCTGTGCATCCTGATGGCCGTATGGCGCAAAACGTATGGATACAACAAGAAAATGGACTGGATCAGCAACGAGCAGTTAGAGGAGATGATTCAGAAGCATCATACCCATTGCTCGACAGCAAAAAACAGTCTGATCAGGAAGAAGGTACTGATTCAGGAAGGCCGCAGGGTTGGTATGAATATCCATATTTCCGAGTGGCAAACTAAAAATAACGGATTCTGCAAAACATTAGCTAAACCTGCTAAGAAAACCTTAGCGGAAGTTGCTAACGCACCTAAGCAGAAGTTGCTAACCACAAAAGACAAACTAACAAAAGACAATATTAAAAGATCTACGTCCGAGAATTCTGACGAATCCTCTGACAAGCCAGGAAAGAAACCTCATGTTCTAAAACCCGAAGCAGCGATTCAGAGAGGCAACAAGTGGGGAACTGCTGAAGACCTAACTGCTGCCGAGTGGATGTTTGACCTGATAAAAACCATTTCTCCATCAGCCAGAAAACCTAACCTGGCAGGATGGGCTAACGATATACGCCTGATGCGTGAATGTGACGGACGAACACATCGCGACATGTGCGTGCTGTTTCGCTGGGCGTGCCATGACAGCTTCTGGGCTGGCAACGTCATTAGCCCGGCAAAGCTCCGCGAAAAGTGGACTCAACTCGATATCAACCGCAACAAGCAACAGACTGGCACAACTGCCTCTAAGCCAAAACTTGACCTGAATAACACTGACTGGATTTACGGAGTGGAGCTATGAAAAACATTGCTGCGCAGATGGTTAATTTTGACCGGGAGCAGATGCGCCGTATTGCCAACAACATGCCGGAACAGCATGACGATAAGCCGCAAGTTGAGCAGGTTGCTAAGGTCATCAACAACGTGTTTAGTCAGCTTATGGCCGCGTTCCCGGCTACCACGGCTAATCGCAGTCAGGCCGAGATGAACGAAATCCGGCGCCAGTGGGTTCTGGCTTTCCGTGAGAACGGAATTACCACCATGGAGCAAGTTGCGGCCGGAATGCGTGTCGCCCGCCGTCAGGAACGTCCGTTTTTGCCATCGCCGGGACAGTTTGTAGCGTGGTGCAGGGAAGGGCGTTGTGTGCTGGGCGTCACGGTTGCTGACGTCATGGCTGAGTACTGGAAGTGGCAGAAACTGGTTTTCCGTTACACGAGCAGTGAGAAATATCCGTGGCCCAAGGATGTTCTGTACCACATCTGTCTGGAACTGCGCCACCGTAGCACCGAAGGTCAATTGAGCAGAAAGGAACTTGAGCGCGAAGCTGTGGAGGTACTGGACATGTGGGAGCGCCGCGTGTTGTCAGGTAAACCCATACCGCCTGTTCGTCGCGCTTTAGCCGCGCCTTCGCGGGACCTCGGGCCAACGCCAGCCGAGATGTTAATGGCGAAATACAAACAACGCAAAGAAGCCGGTCTGATTTAACAGGAGCAACCCAATGAGCATTACGGACATTCTAAATACTGGACTCGCCTTAATGGGGGGGCTGTTCATCATGTTCAGGACAGGTCAGTGGTTTATCTCAGTTGCGCTAAGGCAATGGGATAAGCGCAGAAAGCAATCTCGTCGGCAAAAGGCAGTAAACGAATTTTACGATGCGTTTGACCTGTCCAGTATCGAACCTGGTACAACGGTTCGCCTGGCGACTAAAGGCGATCTGACAATCATGATGTTTCGCCAGGAGGCCGCCCAATGAGCAACATCGACAAACCAATGACAAACCGCGAACTGGTTGATGCCGCTATTGAACTGGCTGGTGAGTTCTATGCGATGCAGGGTTATTCACATCGTACCGGGTTTAAGTATTGGGAATCGCCGCACCCGCATGAGCAACTGGTTTTCGAAATGGCCTGTCGTGCATTCGAAATAATTCGCGGATCTGATGTGATGGATGCTATCGCTGACCTGGAGGATGAAGAATGAGCAAGAAAGCAGGATGGGCAAGGCCGATTAATGCCAATAAACATCATTATTTCGCAGAAGATGAAGCCACCAGTATCTGCGGTCGCTGGATGTACTTCGGTCACGACCGTGAGCCAGACACTTTCGAAAGTCCTGACGACTGTGTTGCATGTCGTCGGAAACTGAATAAGGAGTGTGCAGCATGACAATCGACAAACAGGCGCTGCGTGAAGTGGCGGAGAAGGCGACAAAAGGCCCCTGGAAGGTATTTTCTGATATCGATACTAAAACTTTTTCTATCCACACCCCGCGAGATAAGCGCTGTGAGAACGTTATTAAGTGGGGTGGGTTTGATTGTCAGCCGAATGCTGAGGCCAATGCTGAATTTATTGCTGCATTTAACCCGAAAGTTGCGCTGGCGCTGCTGGATGAGCTGGAGCATTACAAATCACGTGAAGAGCGAGTTACAAAGCTGGTTCTTGATAACTCGACAAGCTGGGATGCTCTCTACAAGAAGCTGGAAGCCGCAGAACGCAGTATAGCAGAACAAAGCGCGATTGTAGCTGCTGCTGAAAAACTGGTTCGCTGCAAAGGTCGTTATCACAGTGAACTGAATTACCGGGCGCTTGCAAAACTGTTTGGTGTCATTACGCCGGATTTACCACCACTTGAGCATGAAAACGTTCATTACGCAGACGCTGCTGAGGTGGAAATTACGGCGTTACGCCAGCGCATAGCAGAACTGGAAGCCGAACCCGTAAGCCAAACTTACAAGTTGAACGAGCTATCGGGCAACTCTCCGGTAACTCCGGATGGCTGGATAAGCTGTAGTGAGCGAATGCCGGAAGACGAACAAGAAGTAATTGTTCATAACAAGTTGGGATACCGTTATGTTTCATATTTTGATGAGCATTCTGGACTATTTTTTGACATGCGAGGCGGCAATCAGATGAACTGTATTGAGCACATCTTTGTTACGCACTGGATGCCAGCGCCAGCAGCACCAAAACCGGAGGGAAATAACAGATGAACTGGCCTGACGCATTTTTATATGTCGGGATAGCGTGGGCTTTTGCATATGCAATAACGCGCATCTGAATAATTAATTAATCGTAAATCGTTTTTAAACACCGCTCAGGCGGCGGGATTCGTGCAACCAAAATTATACAAGGTGAACAATATGAACCAGACACTGAATAAATCCATTAAAGAGAAAATCATTGATAACGCACTGGCAAAAGCTGGTATTCCGCAACGTAAAAAAGCTCTGCGTGATGCCCGTGCAGACTGGGCAGAACGTGTAAGGCTGGCGGCAATTGGCGGACCGGAAGCAGAATCTGAGGTATTAAAAACCGAAAAGAAAATTGCAGCGCTTATTGCGAAACTGCCCGAAGAACTGAGGGCAAACTATACGTTTGTCAGATATGACAGCAATATTTATCTGAATCTGGCGGGTTCGCGTGTTCGTGCATACTTTAACGGCAATTACCGGGGCCATGAGCAGGGGGGACCAGACCCTATCCGAAAAATAGCCCCCTATGAATACACCTTACTGGCAGATGATCCACTCGTTACCGAGTTCTACGGATTTGATGCGCTTTACAGGGAAATAAAAAGTGACGAAACAGACATCCGCCAGAACGTCACCGCCGCACTGGCTAAAGCCCGAACGGTTAAGCGTCTGCTTGAGCAGTGGCCGGAAGCCAAAGAACTGTTACCTGCTGAGGATGTCGCCGCTCCCCTGCACCCGGCTATTCGCCGGGAAGCGCTGAACGAGATGATTGGCCTGCCGTCTGAGAGTTCTCTGGAGTAGGCATTAGTGAAAAATCAAAAAATACGAATCAGTGATTTGTAATCAACATTTCTTAGGTTTGTAGATATGCGAATAATAACCAGGAAGAAACCTGCGTTCACTGACCTGTACCAGACTGGTGTTCTGACGCGCATAGCAGCCGTTAAGACTGACAGTGGCGGCTGGCGCCTGTTTGGAGTGTGGTGTGATCAGGATATCGCTGTATTTGTGGAAGCGGCGCGCGGCGGCATCCGGGAATGGTCCGGTTTAAATTATCTGGCTGAGTTTGTGTTCAGTTGCGGCATTAGTCTCTGGGAGGTTCACAACAAGACGGATCGGAAAACTCCGGCATGAAGTGTTGCGTCATAACCCGCTGCGGCGGGTTATCAGGAGTAATTGACACAAACAGCTATCCGGGGTGTGAGGAGTTTATAACTAATATTGGGTGATATTGATATAATGCACTTTTACGTGTAACGCTGGAGGCATTATATGTCATTTGTTGATTCGAATCTCGTTGGTGATGAGGTTGTGCTATACCGCGGTCATGTCACTCTATGGGCTTTGTTACCTTGGATAGTATGGGGTGTTATCATCGCAGTTTTTACCTATGGAATTGGTTTGCTGCTAATACCGTTTGGGTATTTCATGTTATTAACCAATGAGGCCGCTATTACAAGTAAAAAATTAATTGCAAAAACTGGGTTTATTCGTCGTGATACGGTGGAGATACCAATAAGCAAGGTATCAAGTCTTCGTGTTACGCAAGGGATCTTTGGGCGAATTTTAGGATTCGGAACTTTAATCATTAGCGATTCTGGATCTGCACATGCACCGGTTCGTTACATCAAACATCCGTTAAAATTTCGGCGCCGGTTTTTCGAAATTCAGGAAGGTAAGGAACATCCTTTAAAGCGCCACTCCCCGGTAATTGACAGTAGTAATCTTCCGGAGTTATAGTCATCTTGCGCCAGCAAAATCTGGCGTCGGGATTGGAACCCCGGATATCTAAGTGACGCATACCGCGTTGAGCGGTTTTTTTATGCGTAAAGCACAGTTACATCCAAATTATGGTGGGCTGTGTGGGGCAGCCGAAAGGCTGGCCGGGTTCACTTAGCCGGTAGTTCCAACCCTGCACAGTTCACCACCCTAAGATTGGAACCTGACGGTGGTGATGAATGCCACTAAGTGAGGTTTAACATGACCAATCAACTCGCATTTCATAACACCAAATTCAATGTCATAAACCACAACAACCAGATCTGGCTTACTGCTGTCGAGATTGCCAAGGCGCTTTGCTATAAATCCGACGACGCCGTTACAAAAATTTATAACCGCAACATTGATGAATTTTCCCCTGGGATGTCCGAGACGGTCAATTTGGGCGTCTCGGGAAATCTTTCTAAATCCGTCCGCATTTTCTCCCTTCGCGGCGCGCATTTAATTGCAATGTTTGCCCGCACTCCTGTTGCCAAAGAATTCCGCCGCTGGGTTCTGGATATCCTGGATCGGGAAGTTCGTTCCGCAGGTGCCGATCACCTGCCAACCAAATTTCATCAAAGGGTACTGCTTTACCTGAATGAAAACGGCCAGGTGAAGGACACTTATCCGCTAACTGAGGATCAGGTAGTCATGTCATTTGATGCCTTTGTGGGCTATTTCAGGAAAAAGGGATGGATAGTAGCTCCCAGGGATGAGGTATTGGGCTGTTTGGTAGGTGCGGTACAAAAAATACGCTGATCTATCGAATGACCTATTCAACCCGCTGCGGCGGGTTTCCCCGTCTGAAATCTGATATGAAACAACACGCTAGCTTTTGCAAAAAGTGCTTTTAGCCTCTTGAATATTCTTTTCAACAGGTATACTGTGTTTATATACAGTATTTAAATGTAGAGGGAATTATGAAGATAGAACTTACGATCAATAAGTCGAAAGAACTGCCGCGCGGCGCCATACCTGCACTTGAGAAAGAGCTGCTTAAAAGGCTTCAGAATCAATATGAAAATTGCTCTCTGGTTATACGAAGAGCTGGTGCCGATAGTTTGACTGTTTTCGGTGGTGAGAAGGGCGATAAAAAGAAGGTAGAGGAGATCCTTCAGGAAACGTGGGAAAGCGCTGACGACTGGTTTTATTAACATTGCGCTTAATGCTGGCGCGCATTTTTCAGAATACCGCAATTTGCGTATCCCTTTGATGCTGCTGCCGACAATTTTTAACCGCGTCTGTACATCGCCTGAAGGGAGAACAAAAATTGAGTAATTCAGCTTTGCAAAAGTCAGAAGATAGCTGGTATGACATTGTAAGAAGATCTGATGGCTGCGTGGTGTTTAGCTTTCCATCATCAGGCAGGCATCTTATCTATCGTGTAAATGGCATGGTATCTATGCGTCCTTTGCTGGATGATGAAGAAGTTTTTACTCCCAACGGTTTTATGCATTTTATTCGCCGTCTCGGCTACCGGGTAACACCACCTTCTGATAATATGAAATCAACGGCCTGAACAACCGTTAACCTTCTGCGCCACGGAGAACACCATGGCGCACGAATTACAACTCATCAAGCAGTCATCTGGAATTCTGATCCCCGCAACGCCGGAGACCAGCGATATTCTGCAATCAAAAATCAAACTCGGCGCCGTGCTGGTGGCTGAGTTCCGTCAGGTGAGGAATCCTGCATTCCATCGCCGCTTTTTCGCGTTGCTTAATCTTGGGTTTGAATACTGGGAACCCACCGGCGGCGCCATTTCTGCTAATGAGCGCAAACTGGTAAACGGTTATGCAAAGTTTCTCGCTGCATATGGCGGGAATGAAAGCGCATTACTGGATGCGGCTGAACAGTATCTGGAACAGATTGCAAACCGCCGGGTAACAAACGGGATTAGCCTGTGTAAATCATTCGATGCCTACCGCGCATGGGTGACGGTTGAGGCTGGTCACTATGACGCCATCCAGCTACCGGACGGCACCCTTCGCAAACATCCCCGTAGCATCGCTTTTTCCAGTATGGATGAGGTCGAATTTCAGCAGTTGTATAAATCTGCGCTTGATGTTCTCTGGCGCTGGATTTTATCACGTACATTCCGTACTCAGCGCGAGGCCGAGAACGCCGCCGCCCAGCTAATGAGCTTTGCGGGGTGATGGCGATGAAATACTCCTGGTTCCATCATCACGACTGCACAACCGAGCAGGCCGACACGCTGATATCGGATTATCAGAAGCGGGGCGTAAGGACAGAAAAGAGCCTGAACCCTGACTTCATTACCTGGACTGTCAGCGCGAAATTACCTGAATATGCACACCGGGTGCGGACGCCAAAATCCTTACGCCAAAAGGTCTGGGGGTGAACATGGCTAAATTACCGCGCCGTAAGTGCGCAAACAAAGAATGCCGCCAGTGGTTTCACCCGATACGCGAGGGGCAGATAGTTTGCTCGTACCAGTGCGCCAGCGCCGTCGGCAAAGAACAAACCAGAAAAACTCGCGAAGCCGCGCAACGTAAGGCGCAATCCCTTCAGCGCGCCGCTGAGAAAAAAGAACGCGCCGCCTGGCGCCAGCGGAAAGCCGCGGTTAAGCCGCTGAAGCACTGGATTGACTTGACGCAGCGCGCCGTAAATGACATTTGCCGCGAAACCGAACTGGCAGAAGGACTCGGTTGCATCTCCTGTGGAACGAAGACGGCGTTCGCATGGCATGCAGGCCATTACAGGACTACGGCCGCCGCCGGGCATCTGCGCTTCACTCGCTTCAACATCCATCTTCAGTGTGATGTCTGCAACGTCTACAAATCAGGGAACATCGAAGCATATCGTGCCGCGCTGGTTGAGCGTTACGGTGAGGCGGCGGTGCTGGCACTCGAGAACAATAACACCCCGCACCGCTGGACGGTCGAGGAGCTGAAGGAAATCAGGCTCGCGGCACTGGCGGATCTGCGTGCGCTAAAAAAGCTGGAGGCGGCATGAAACCAGAACTGATCGAGATACTTCGCATGCGCTGGCAGCGCCTTCGTATTTACCGCTGTCCGGGGTCGGTGTTGGTTGACTACCGCATCCTGCGCAATTTTGTTCGTATTTATCAGTTCACAGGATTTACTCAATGAACACTCAATACCTCCAGTATGTACGTGAGCAGCTAATGGTAGCGACAGCCGATTTAAGCGGGGAGACTAAAGGGCAGCTTTTGGCCTGGCTGGAGAACGCGCAATTCGACACGAAAAACTATCCCCGAAAAAAACAGCGTATCTGGGACGAGGAAACAGAAAGCTGGATAACGTTAAATAACCCACCAATTCCCGGCAAGCAGTCGCTGGCGAAAGGAAGCGCTATCCCGCTGGTGAAGCCTGTGGAATATTCCACTGCCTCATGGCGCCGGGCAGTTCTTTCACTCGATGAACACTACAAGGCGTGGTTGTTGTGGAATTACAGTGAGAATACCTGCTGGGAACATCAGGTCGAAATAACACAATGGGCCTGGGGGCAATTCAGCCAGCAACTGGAGGGTAAGCGGGTAGCTAAAAAGACTATTGACCGCCTGCGCCAGCTTATCTGGCTTGCAGCGCAGGATGTGAAATCGGAATTAGCTGGCCGTGATGTCTATCAGTATGGTGATCTCGCTGCGCTGGTGGGCGTTAACAAAACAAACTGGTCTCAAAATTACGTGGAGCATTACGAGGCAATGACCAGACTGTATAAGAGATTAGACTCCCAGGCGCTACATCACGTTGTACAATCACGTTCACAGCAAAAAGCAGCAAATTATCAGCAATGTATTGCATAAATGAACTAATTAGCATATATTTTATGTAAATCTGATATCGTCGCCATATCTTCAATCGTAGACCAGATAAATTCAAGCCTGAGGTTAATGCCTTGGGCTTTTCTGTTTGTGCCTTTGCAAAGAAGCCCCATGCTTGGTTTGCTGACGTGGTTGAGAGCGGAGCACCGCAAAGCGAATAACAGACATGAGCAAATAAAGAACCCGCCGTTAAGCGGGTTTTTCGTTGTCAAAAGGTTCAGATTCAGGCGTGAGACAAAATGGGCTTGACTTCCGGCCTGCTACCCTGAGATGCAACCCACAGCTCATACTGAGACTGCATATCCGTCCACATTTCAGCACTTGTCCCCAGGGCGGCTTCAAGGCGTAATGCCATATCAGCAGAAATACCCGCACTACCGTTTAAAATGCGGGAAAGCGCTGCGCGGGTAACATTAAGCGCTTTGGCGGCATCGGTAACAGAAACGTCGCCCAGGTATTCACGGAGTACAGCACCCGGATGGGCGGGATTGTGCATTCTCATTAATTTTTCCTCAGTGATAGTCCTGATAGTCAACGAGGATCGCATCTTCGCCGTCGAAATAAAATGTCAGACGCCAGTTGCCGTTAACTGACACAGCCCAGTGACCTTTAAGGCGGTTTCCTTTTAGTGGGTGTAAGTCCCAGCCAGGAGCAGCCATATCATCTGGTTTTTTGGCGACGTTCAGAGCGGTAAGCTGAATCCGAAGTTTAACTGCGTGTTTTTGTTGTATTCCGGAGGTCGATCCGGTTTTAAAAAATCTCTCAAGTCCCTTATGGCGAAAACTTTTGATCATATCGCTGACCTGTATAGCGTATACAATGACTATACATGACGGGGCGCATAAAATCAATATTTGATATTGTGTGAAAAAGGCTGATTGCAGTAGTATTCAACCGTTGCGGTGAATCCACCTGAGCGGATGGGCGGAAGTGGTTACGGATATGAACAATCCAATTCCTTATTATGTATAAGCCCGCGCGTCACGGTATGACCAGCCAAAGGCGCACCGGGAGGCACCCGGCACCGCGACACTATCAGCCCTTTAGCTCAGTGGTCAGAGCAGGCGACTCATAACCGCTTTGTCGTCGGTTCAGGTCTGGCAGGGGCCACCAAACCGCTACTGGCTCATCAGGAAAGAGCAGCAGCCTTCTGAGTCGTTCAATTCCCCGGTGGGCGGACCACATTCAAAGCGTATTTCAGGCAGAAAAAACCCGCCAACAGGGAGAGTGGCGGGCAGTAAATACTGAGCCTTAAGCGAAATAAGGAAGGCACATCATCATTTTCATCATCAGAAGCAAATCTGCGCATTCATTCAGATTGTGCAGACATTAAAATACTCCCTGATTTTCATGGTTAAGTGAAACAGATAAATCTTAAATAACCATGCAAAAAAGAGTGATATCGTTCGGGCGTTGCGGTGAATCTTACTGGCGTAAGGCATAAATGGTTAATCCTGCTTATCATGTGTGATGCGAGTCATATGCTGACCATTCAGTGACTCACCGTGTAGCGAACGGCACCGCAGCATACTGATAACAAATATAGCGTGTCTCAAAGACCCACCTGCCAGGTGGGTCTTTTCTGTATGCCACTGCCATGTAGCGGGGATCGGCTCCCGCACCCATCACAGGGCTGCGCATTTGCGTGGCTTTTTTTGTATTCAGGTTTCACGGGGATCACTCACGGCGTGCTTTGTTGATAAATCCGGCCCGTGAAGCCTGACCCTTTTTCAACACACGCCAGGGACTCCCGATGCAAAACCATGACCCCGGTATGTGGGCCTTCATCGCTGCGTGGCTGTATACCAGCAAGGACCAGATATCCTATGCGATGATTGCGGCGATGTTTTCCCTGATACGAAGTTTCTACGGCACCACCCGCTGGCAGAAAAGACTGCTGGATGCCGTGTCGTGCAGTGCCCTGGCGTATTTTTCTGCCCCGCTTCTCGATGTGTTTGCCCGGTTTTTTCATCTTGAGTTATCCGACAGTGCGCCGACGGTGGCAGCCATCTTTATCGGGTATGTGGGCAATGACTTTATCCGTGACTTTGTGAACCGGAAATTCGGGCGGAGCGGAGGAGGAGAGGATGTTCAGGGGCGCGATTAAGAGGAACCGCTACCGGTTACGCCGGGCAGTGTACCGCAGCCGGGAATATATCGGCTGGCTCATCATCATGTTTTTTTGTTTTCTGCTGTGGTTCGTCAATCACGAGAATCAGCGCCTTCAGGGTGAAATCGATGAGACCCGTGCCGCCCTTGCGGAGCGGCAGCGGCGGATAGTTGAGCTTCGTGAAGTGAACCGGCGGGCGATAGCGCAGTACCACACGCTGGAGTCACAGCAGCGGGTCATTATCAGTATGCTGAAAGGAGAAGAGGATGAACATCAGCGACAGGGGTGTGGCGCTCATTAAGACCTTCGAGGGGTGCAGGCTGAAGGCTTACCCTGACCCGAAGACAGGCGGTGCGCCGTGGACAATAGGTTACGGCTGGACAGGAAAGGTTGATGGAAAGCCGGTAACGCCTGATACGGTGATAGCACAGGAAACCGCTGACCGTCTGTTGAAAACAGGACTGGTGAGTTACGAGCGGGATGTATCCCGTCTGGTGAAGGTGAAACTCACGCAGGGACAGTTTGATGCGCTGGTGTCATTTGTCTACAACCTGGGGGCGCGGGCGTTTTCGGGTTCAACCCTGCTGAGAAAGCTGAATGCCGGGGATTATGATGGTGCTGCCGGGGAGTTCATGCGCTGGGTGTCACCCGGTACAGAAGTGGAGGCAGGACTTCGTCGCAGGCGCCAGGCTGAACGCGACCTGTTTTTGTCATGACGTTCAACTGGAAAACGATGTTTGCTGGCCTGTTGCTCGTCTCAACTACCGGCAGGGGGACATGTAAGTGGATTGTGGGAAGAGCAAGCCCTGTCGCAGTTAATGCAACACCAACTAAAGCAATCCAGGTTTCTGTATCCATCAAGGTGACTCCATGTCTGATTTAATCAACGCAATTCTACCGATATTTTCGCTAGGATTCGCATGTTTTGGTTTAGGTTACATTATCGGCTACGTTCGGGGCAGCCATTAGGCATCAAAGATCCGTTCGCTGATAAACGAGGCAAATCTGCTGATTGATTTTGTGCTGGCGGATACAGGCAAAGGGAAAACAACCCGGACATAAAAGCGAAAACCCCGATTGCGGCAAACAGTCGGGTTTTCTGTTTATGTGTCCTGATACAGGGGGAAAGTATGTCAGACAAAATAACAAAACTCGCGATAACTCTCGGTGTGATAGTCGGCGTTTCATTTTCCGCGATGCTGGTTGCTATTTTCATTGCTACAGGGTGGAGAGTGCTGAACCTTTCGGGGTTGATATGAACCGCATAACCACAGGCGTCATAGTCTCATTGCTGATTGCTGCCGCCGCGCTGGCATGGACGACGAACCATTACCACGGTAACGCCGTGAAGTACAAAGGCCAGCGCGACACCGCCACGCACAACCTGAAACTGGCGAACGAGACTATCAGCGATATGCAGCAACGCCAGCGTGATGTTGCCGCCCTCGATGCGAAATACACAAAGGAGTTAGCCGATGCGAAAGCTGAAAATGATGCTCTTCGGCGCAAGCTTGATAATGGTGGTCGGGTGCTCGTCAAAGGAAAATGCCCTGTGTCATCCTCAGCCGAAACCTCCAGCGCCTCCGGCATGGGCAATGATGCCACCGTCGAACTCTCTCCAGTTGCTGGACGAAACGTTCTCGGTATCCGGGACGGAATCATCAGCGACCAGGCAGCACTGAGAACGCTTCAGGAATACATCAGGACGCAATGCCTGAACTAAAAGCCCCGAAGATGGACATCATCATCTTCGGGTAAAGATGGTTATGTTCAGAATCGCCTAAACAGCACGCCATGAAGCCTTGTTATTGTAAATAATAACCTGATAAAACTATTTACAGTTTCCGGATGATATAGGATTACAAAAATTTAACAAGCCTGCCCGCTGGCTTTTTTACATCTGAATTTCACCGCGCACCGCAGCGCACAATAACCACCGAACCAGACCCTTTGGAATGAGCCTTTGAGGATACCAGTTAGTGCTGGCGAGCCTCGGTGGGCTGGTTTCCTGTGCGGCAAAGGTTCATTTCAAAGAGTAGGACAAACGTTATGAAAGAAGCAGTGTTGGTCCAGGAGTTCGACTTCTCTAAGATGGTGATGGCTATCCAGGGAAAGGCGTTCACGACCAGTCAGAAGATCGCTGATTACTTCGGAAAACGACATGATAACGTGCTGAGAAAAATTAGACAGGTTAAGTCAGAATGCCCTCCAGAATTTGCCGACCTCAATTTTGAGGAGGCTGATTTTATTGATAAAAATGGCGAAGTGCAGCCAATGTTCAAACTGACAAAAGACGGTTACATGTTGGTCGTCATGGGCTTCACTGGTGCGGCGGCCACGCTAATCAAGGTGCGATACATTCAGGCGTTTAACTGGATGGCGGACCAGTTGACTCGCTGGCAGGAGATGGGTGAGCAGGCCCAGCATCGCCATGCGTTAAAGGTCGCCAGGTCAGAAGTGAAGGCCCGCATCGGTAGCAAGATGATGAATGCGCGCAAGCGAGAAAAAACTGCTTGCGCTGGAATTTGAACAGATCCTCTCACTGACGCAGCCAAAACTTATTTTTACCGAGTGATGGCCATTACAAAGCTCATCCACGGGTGGGCTTGATAATGAAACCGTCGAATAACTGAACTACGAAAATTTCGTAGTTAGCTCTTCACATCTGAATTTCACCGCGCATCTCACGCGCATATCAACGAGAGCCTTTCAGTAAGCGAGCCTGAGAAATGCCGTTACAGGTGGCGACCTCTCTCGGGCGGCTTTTCTGTGAGACAGGCTCACTTTCTAAAAGGTAAACGCAATGCGCAAAGACAGCTAACCGTACCGCGTCCGACAACATGTCAAAACCTGACATCCAATCCAGAATTGCTGAACTTAAAGCGCAACGCAATGATCTGATTGGCATAAATGCGACATACATCCTGAATCGTCTCGTTAAGATAGACCAGACGGACGTACTCGACATCCTCAAAGATAACATGAGCTTCAGGCCGTGAGTGCTAAAAGGCGTCTGTACTTCGTTGACCATATGATTAAGCAGGGGGAGCTGGTGGCTGACAAGATTGAAGTTAAGTTAGATTTTGACGCTCAGGATGTTCAGCGCCAGCTCATGCGTCTGGAAGAACGTGAAATACCGTTTGCGATGGCACTTACGGCAACCAGAACAGCTAAGGCGGCGCAGATGGCACTGAAGGATGAAATCGGCCGTGTGTTCGACAACCCGACACCGTGGATTTTGAACTCAACGTATATTCTGGCCGCTAAAAAAAGCGATCCCAAAGCTGTTGTTTATGCTCGTGAGTGGGGCGGTACTCCTGCGCCAACTACGTTAACGCCGCAGATTGAGGGGGGAGAGCGCCAATATAAGCGCTCTGAAGGTGCATTGAGGGCTGGTGGTTATCTGCCGAACGGCTGGCAGGTTGCCCCTGGCCCCGGCGCAAAGCGGGATAAATACGGGAATATTAACCGGGGGCAATTGCAGCAAGTGCTGTCCGGTCTGCGTGTGCAGCGCGATGTGCATCAGAACCGCCGTCAGGGCAAGCCTACGGAGTTCTTTGTTATTCGTCCTGGTACGAGTAACCCGCTACAGCCTGGCGTGTGGCAGCGCGTTGGGCGGCGTCCTACGCTGATCCTTACATTCATTCAACGACCTAACTATTCGCAACGGCTTGACTGGCATGGTGTTGCTCTGCGGGCTGGTGAAGCGGCCTTCACTGATGAGATTGCAAAGGCTATTGATGAGTTACTTGCTAAGAAGTTCGACTAATATTCGCCGCGTGTGCGGCGTGCTGCGGCTGGCGCTGAGGGGCTGGCTGACAGCCTGTGTGATCACCTGCCAACCCCTTTGGGTCCTTCTGGCCAGGAGCGTTGAATGCGGGTCATTCGAACCCCGAGAATCGACTAGCTGAACGCCGGAAAAGTTAGGTTAAAAGTGATCGGTAAAAAGAATTGAATTATCTGATTGATTTATAGAAGGAAAATAGTGTTTTTAGCTGGTTTGCTAATGGTAAAAAGAAGATGGTTATTTATCTTAAATATCATCGAGTTACATCTGTTTTTTTAACCTTAAAAACAAAAGATTAAACAAAGCTCTTTATTTTCAGTCAGTTATATCTATTTTTTTACTCATTGCATCGATTTAGATCCTTTTTACCCATTAAAATGCAATAAAATCAGTCAATTATGTTGTTTTCTTTTACCCTTCACTGGTAAAAAGAACCTCTAATTTCCTTTTTGTTTTCATTGGGTTACTCGGTTTTCTTTTACCGACTGACAATCGTGGTGAAAAAATGACGCTAAAAATCGAATATTTGCCGCGTGGCAAACTGCTTTGTTACGCTAAAAATTCACGAACTCACTCTGATGAGCAGGTGGATCAAATCGTCAACAGCATCCGGGAGTTTGGATTTACGAACCCGGTGCTGATCGACGAGGACAATGAAATTATTGCGGGGCATGGACGTCTGACTGCTGCTGAAGTTCTGGAGATAGAGAAGATACCTGTCATCAGGCTAACGGGTCTTACACCAAAGCAAAAAAAAGCCTATCGCATTGCTGATAACAAGCTGGCATTAAATGCAGGATGGGATATGCAGCTGCTTGCCGAAGAAGTCAGTGAGCTGGTTGAAAGCGATTTTGACATTGAGTTACTCGGATTTAGCGATTCTGAGATTGACGATATGTTAAATGTTGAGCCTCCCCCATCTGAGGAAGATGACGCGCCGCCGATCGTTCAGATTAAGTATCTCACCATTGATAAAGACCGTATCCCGGCAACTGATACAGAGATTGCGCTGTTACTGGATGTATACCGCCAGTACCACGATGCGCATGAGACCCATGAAGGGTTTGTGAAATACCTCGCTGACAGGTACCAGTGATGGCCATCGTCAGTAAGTCAGAATTTGCGAGGCGAAAGGCATCTCTCCGGCGATGGTCACAAAGTTATGTGCGTCTGGCCGGATACCTGTACTGAAAAGCGGAAAACTGGATTTTGATACAGCCAGTGCTGCGTATGAGGCGAGTAAACAGGTTGGCCGGGAAGCCTCAGCCATTAACGGTAAAAGGCCACAGATCAACCGAGCCTGAACTACCCGGTGATGATGCTGGATTAGCTGGTGGTTCGACTGCCGTCGCTGCACAGTTCAATAAGGCCAAGACCGCAGAAAAGGTTTATCAGGCGAAATTAAAAAGCTGGAGTACGGAGAAAAGAAGGATCGCTTATAGCTAAAGATATCGTTGCTGATGATGCTTTTCTCGCTGCAAACGAGTTGAGAAGTCGGTTGTTTAGTATTGCTCCCCGTGCCGCCCCGCGCTGTGAGGGAAAACGGCAAGGGAGATTGAACGCATCATTGAGGATGAGATTAATTTTGCGCTTCAGGCGCTTCAGGAATCCCGATTTATTAAGCAGGAAGAATAAACCGCATGGGCGAAACAGTATGGAGCACCGCGTTTTCCGTGCGCTTCGCCCAAAATCACGGCTAACCGTTTCTGAGTGGGCCGATAAATATCGTCATGTGGCGCCGGGAACTTCTCCCGAGCCGGGGCCGTGGCGCACCAGTCGAGTACCTTACCTGCGTGAACCGATGGATGTTATTGGCGATGCTGATACTGAAACGGTAGTCATGCAGTGTAGTTCGCAGATTGGTAAATCAGAAATGCAGCTCAACGTGATGGGGTATTTTACCGATCAGGAACCCTCACCACAGCTGATGATTTACCCGACAGTTGAAGCAGCTGAAGCCTTTTCGAAAGAGCGTATCGATCCCACCTTTAAGTATTCTCCGGGGTTAAAGAATAAGCTCCGTGAAGGGAAAGAAGGTCGTGGCGCGGCTAAAAAGTCCAGCACTACGATCCGTATGAAACACTATGCGGGGGGGTATGTGGCGCTGGTTGGCGCTAACTCGCCAGCTGGTCTTGCTTCTCGTCCAATTCGAATATTGTTAGCTGATGAAATCGACCGTTACGGCGTGACGCAGGAAGGCGATCCATTAAAGCTGGGTATTCAACGAACGACAAACTTCCATAACCGCAAAAAAGTGTTTGTTTCTACCCCTGTGTTAGAAAAAACGAGCAACATTCATAAGTGGTTCAAGCTCTCGGATCAGCGTTATTACCATGTGCCTTGCCCCTGCTGCGGGGCTATGCAGGTACTGAAATGGTCGCAAGTGAAATGGGATAAGAACGACATGGGGGAAGCGTTGCCTGAAACGGCTCGCTACGAATGTCGTGAGTGCGGCGATGTTATCCGTGGACCAGGGAAGCCAGATGTTGACTGGCTGGCTAAAGGGGTCTGGATCCCGGAGCACCCCGAAATAAAAGGTATTGCCGGGTTCCATATCAGCAGTCTTTATTCTCCGTGGGTAGCATTGTCTGAGCTCGTAGCTGAGTTCGCCGAAGCGACAAAAAACCGCGATAAAAACGGCTTAATGGAATTCATCAACCTGAAGTTGGGTGAACCGTGGAAAGAGGACGCGAAAGAAGAAATTGACCATGAGTATCTTCTGCAGCGTCGTGTTCGGTATGAGGATTTTTTACCTGACGGCGTATTGCTTCTGACTGCGGGTGTTGATGTGCAGGATAGTTATCTGGCCGCTGAAGTTGTGGGATGGGGGAAAGGCAAAGAATCCTGGGGGATTGAATACAAAATATTCATGGGGGACCCTGCTCAATCTGCTGTCTGGCAGCAGCTGGATGAGTTTCTTCTCCGGTCTTGGCAATTCCGTGACGGCCAGCGCCTGTCGATAGCCGCTGCATGTGTTGACTCCGGCGGTCACTTCACAACAGAAACTTACCGGTTCACAAAACCCCGCGAATCTCGCCGAATTTACTCAATTAAGGGGCGCGGCGGTGTGGGGCTGCCATTCATTGGTAAACCGAATAATAACAACCGCATTGGTGCAATGCTGTTCAGTCTCGGCGTGGATGATGGGAAAGGCACTATTATCGCTCGCATCAAACTTCACGACCCAGGCCCCGGTTATATGCACTTCCCGGTCGATTCAGAGCGAGGGTATGACACTGAATACTTCAAAGGTTTGCTCTCAGAGAAGAAGGTCTTTGAATACAAAAATGGTCAGACAAAAGAGAAATGGGAAAAGATTTACAACCGAAATGAGCCACTCGACTGCCGTAACTATGCGTCTGCGGCGATGGAAATACTAAACCCCAACTTTGACTGGCTTGCCGGGCAGGAACAACGAGGAAACGTCTATGTTCAACAGCAACAGCAAAGCACGCAAAGAAAACGGCGACGAGTCAGAAGTCGCGGAGTTACCGCACAGGGGATATATCAATGAGTTATGAGGCCATTTCGCTAACTGAAGCTCAAGAAATGCTGTCGGTCTGGAAAGAGGCATACCGGGCTATCGCAATCGGTGGACAGTCCTATAAGTTGGGAACAAGGCAGTTAAACAGAGCGGATCTTTCAGAAGTGAGAGAGCAGCTTGACTTCTGGCGTAATGAGGTCGAGCGGATGACTGCCGGTACTCGCCGCGGACCGCGTGTTAAACGCGTTGTAGTGAGAGATTTATGAACATTCTGGATAAGGTCATTGCACCGTTTTCACCTCAAAGAGCGCTAAACAGGGCTGTGGCAAGGAAGAAACTGGAAGCCATTAATAATTTAGGTTACGACCGCCACGGTGCAAGTACGCATAAGAAATCAATGCGCGGCTGGTTTAGTCGGGCTGGCTCGCCGGATGACGATATCGTTAAGCCACTGAATATATTGCGGGAACGTTCGCGTGATCTTTTTTATGGGTAATCCTCTTGCGACAGGAGCCATAAAAACGATCCGAACCAATGTTGTTGGTTCAGGGCTAAAGCTCAACGCTAACATCGATGCTGAGTTTCTGGGCTTGTCACCGGAAGAAGCGAGATTATGGGAAAAGAATACGGAGCGTGAGTTCCGTCTATGGGCTGATTCAGTGAACTGTGACGCATCAAGAATGTGTACATTTGGTCAGCTTCAATCACTGGTCCAGATATCGGCGTTGTCGTCTGGTGATGTGTTTGCCACGCTTCCTGTAATAAAACGGAAAGGGGTTATCTATGATTTGTGCGTTTACCTCATAGAAGGTGATCGCGTTTGTAATCCCGATACCACTGTTATCCCTGATATGTATGGCGGTATTGAACTAGGTGAATACGGCGATCCGGTTGCTTACTGGATTGCTAAGCACCACCCCGCGAGTACATCCAGCTTTGTCCAGAGGAAGTGGGAACGAATACCGGCTTATGGCAAGAAAACGGGGCGACGTAATGTTCTCCATGTCATGCAGGATTGGGAGCGGCCTGGACAGCGGCGCGGTGTTCCTGTCCTGGCTCCGGTTATTGAAGCGCTGAAGCAGTTGGGTCGCTACACAGATGCGGAGCTGGTCGCTGCGGTTGTTTCTGGGTTATTTACTGTATTCGTTAAAACGGAGGCTCCTGAAGGGCCAATAGGTGAGGCTGGTATTCCTCAATATGAGCAGATCGATAATCACGATGAAAATACGATAGAAATGGGGTCTGGATCTGTCATTAGCCTTGGTGATGGGGAGTCAGTAGACACAGCTAATCCTTGGGCGACCTAACACTGCATTTGATGGTTTTGTCGTGGCTATTTGCCGCCAGATTGGTGCTGCGCTTGAATTGCCATATGAACTGCTGGTTAAACACTTCACAGCCAGCTATAGCGCCAGTCGTGCAGCTCTTCTGGAAGCCTGGAAGATGTTCAGGATGCGGCGAGAGTGGATGGTGTTGTCGTTCTGCCAGCCCATTTATGAGGAATGGTTATCTGAAGCAGTGGCGAAAGGCCGGGTTATCGCACCCGGCTTTTTTTATGGGCCTGAATATAAGGCGGCACGGTGTGGCGCTCAGTGGTATGGCCCATCTCAGGGACAGCTCGATCCTCTGAAGGAAGTGAAGGCGGCGAAAATGCGCGTAGAAGAAACGTTCTCTACGAGAGAAAGAAGCCGCTGAAATGTCCGGTTTGAACTGGGAAGAGGCCGCGCAGATTAGCGGAAGAGAAGAAGCTACGCGACGAGATCTGAAGCTGGCCAGTACGCCTGATGTACCTGAAAAACCTGATGAAGAGGAACTAAATGTCTAACTGGTGGAATATCAAAAACTCAGCGGGGGAAGATGATACCCCGGCTGAAATGCAACTCTACGGCTATATCGGGGAATGGGATGATATTTCTTCCGCTGAAGTCGTTAAGCAACTGAAGGACATCACGGCTAAAACCATTGTTGTCCGCATCAACAGCTATGGCGGCTCAGTTTTACCGCGCAAGCGATACTCTCTTCCTGAAGCGTCACCCGGCTAATGTCACCGTCTATATCGATGGTATAGCTGCATCGGCCGCAACCATCATTGCGATGGCCGGGGATAAAATCATCATACCGGCTAACGCAATGATGATGATCCATAACCCGTGGACGCTTGCCGCTGGTGACTCAGAAGAGCTTCGTAGCATCGCTGAAATGATGGATAAAGTCAGAAATAGCATCCGGCCGCTTATCGTGAAAAACGGGGCTTTCTGACGAAAAACTTATTGAGTTGATGGACGCCGAAACGGTTCAGTGCCGATGAAGCTGTTGAGCTGGGCTTTGCCGATGAAGTGGAACAGCCAATGCGCCGGCCGCATCTCTTAACAACGGCGTTTTCTCCCTGAATGGTATGAGCTTTGACGCTTCCCGCTTTGCTCACCTGCCTGATTCACTCGCCAAATTAACAGTACCGGATAACAAACAATCTGCGGTGCCGACCGCGCATAACGAGGAGGAGATCGTGGATCTCGAAACCCTGAAAACAAACATCCTGATTTATATAACCGTGTATTCAATGCAGGTAAAGATGACGGTGTGAAGGCCGAACGTGAGCGAATTAAGCAAATTGAGGATTCAGTTATTCCCGGGCATGACGAATTGGTCAACAAAGCCAAATTCGAAACAGGGATATCTGCTGAAGCATTGGCTCTGGAAATTATGAACGCGGAGCGCGGCCGTAATGCCGCGTATCTGCAGAACAGAATGGATGATGCCGATCCGCTGAAAAAAGCCGTTGATACCCGGGCACCACAGAATAAGGGTGAGCAAGAGGTTGAAGCAGTGAAAAACAGCATTGGTTCGGCATTTCAAAATCGTAACAAGCGTTGAGGGGTAGGACATGCAGGAAACTTTTACTCATGAACCAGACAACCTGGTTATATCTGGCGCCATGCCAGCTGTACCAGTCAATATCAATGTAGCCAGCGGTGTTATTGAGCGCGGCACGTTGCTTTCCTTCGTCAGTATTGATCCCGCAACCAACGTAGTTACGGTTGCAGCGATTGACCTGACCAGTGCGAATGCGGAAGAAAAATTGCCGTTCTGTATTGCACAGCATCGTATCGATGCTTCTAAAAAAGCATGTCGTGGAAGTGCGTGGGCGACCGGAGTATTCAATAGTCGCAAAGTGATTCTGCCAGCTGGTGTAAAGGTTGCTGATGTATATCTGGCCTGCCGTAAGGTCGGTTTATTCCTCAACGATGCTATGCCTAACCCTGTGGCCTGAAGGAGCTGAATAAACATGCCAAATATTGATATTTTTGAACGTCGCACGATGCTGGAGCCGGTCATACAGAACTTTGAACCACGCCGCTTCCTTCTGCGTACATTTTTCCCTGGTATTTCGACCTTCAACACTGAAAAAGTGGATCTCGACTTTGTTCGCGGTGGTCGCACTATGGCGCCATTTGTTGGTAAAGGGTACGGCTCAAAAACGGTTGAGCGCCACGGTTTTGAAACAAAAACGTTACGGCCACCGCTCGTTGCACCTGATTTAGTTACTACTGCCGAGCATCTTCTTAATCGCCAGCCAGGTGAGAATATCTATAACTCTAAATCGCCACAGGAACGCGCCGTTGAGCAATTAGGTAAAGATCTGGTTGAACTGGATGATATGGTCAACCGTCGCGAAGAATGGATGTGTTCTCAGGTTCTTTTCAGCGGTATGGTTGAAATCGTCGGTACTGGTGTAGAAGAAACAGTATATTTCTGGCCGGATAATGATGCTGATAAACCGTATCTTGAACTGACTGGTGATGACCTCTGGACATCGGCTGCATCTGATCCACTGGTCAATGTGCGCAACTGGAAGCGTAAGGTGTCATTAACATCTGGTTTTACCCCGCGCGTTGCAGTCATGGGGGCTAAAGTTGTTGATGCCTTCGTTGCAAACGAAGCTATCAGTAAGTACCTGGATAACCGCCGTAAGGAGTTAGGTAAGATTGAGCCTAAAGATCTGGAAGAGGGTGTTACATTTTACGGTACCATCGAAGGCGTTGATTTCTATGGCTACGATGAACTGGTTTACAACGACGTAAGCGGAAAAACAGAACCGTTGGTACCTGAAGATAAAATTCTTCTCGGTGCGCCGGGACGCGGTGAAATGCTCTATGGGGCGGTTGTACTGGCCGATGAAGCGGAAAAAAGCTTCACGCTGGTGGAATCACCTCGTGTTCCCGATACCTGGGTAAGCCGAAAACCAGAAGGACGTTTTGTCGCGATGAAGTCCGCGCCGTTGCCTAACCCCGGCGTGGCGGATGCTTATCTGGTTGCTAAGGTGGTGTAAATGGCCCGTTTAGTTAAAAACATTGATACCCGTCAATACGGCTCGCTTAAAGCGGGCCGTTTGCTTGATGGGTTTTTGCCAGAATCAAAAATTGCTGAGCTAATCGCTTCAGGTCACGCTAAAGCGACTGATGGCGACGAACCCCTCACTGATACCGGAAAAAACGCTGAGCACGCCGCTGAAGCGTTTGAAATGGCATTCAAGCGGGGTTATCGGCATGGTTATGCTGCTGCGGTAAATGATGCTGTTGATGAGGGGCTAATCAGCGCGGAAGAGGCTGGCACTTGTATTTTCAATGTTAGCGAGATCGATACAGATATCGCTAACACGAATATCAATACAGGTGTTTCTGGTGGAGATAACACCAATTCTTCCGATAGCGTTGCAGAGGAAGGCATAAAGCCAGAAAAGGACCAGGCTAAGGCTTCTGCGAAGGAAAAAAAATCAAAGGCGTAACATTCGATGAACTCTTTTAAAGAGATAATGGCGCAGGATATTTCTGCGGTATTTATGAATGAGAAAGAGTTTGCTGACATCTACAACATTGACGGCAAGGACATCCTTGCCGTTCTGGATACAGACCTCGTTCACGAACGTAATAAGCGCTCATATGCTGAGTTTGCTGAGGGTGTAAATCAGGGGCAAATAACGCTATTTGCTTCGCGTAATGATTTTGCTCACGTTCCTGTTAAGGACCAATTAATGGTTATTAACGGTCGTAGCTATGTTGTGAATGAGGCCGCAGATAATTCAGGGGTGTTAGAAATAACTCTGACTATCAATACGAACAGAGGTATGCCAATTTGAGCAATCTGTTGATTGATGCAATAAAAAGCCGGTTAGAGAAAGAGATTTGCCCTAACCTGTTGATACAGGGGCCTCCAGAGGATGAGAGGGATACTAACGTCAAGTTGTATGTTCCCACTATCTTCAAAGGTTTTTTACCACCAAAATCAGCGCCAGACCCAAATAAACAACCAGAGTTTCCTCACATTATTATCCGACCTACAGAAGGGGGAATGCAGCCTGACATGGATACTGTTCGGGTGAAATTCCTGCTTGGAGGTTTTTGTGAAGATCCGACCGGATATGAATGGTTAATGATTGTTCTTGGTCGAATGGCTAAAAATTTTCAGGAAAACCCTGTTCTGGATATGCAGTATGAATTTCAGAACGATATCCACTGGAAGTTGTTCGATGATCAGCCATATCCTTTTTGGGTAATGGAGGCGATTGGTTCCTGGTCAGTAATTAAACCTCAAAATACTCAATTTCAGGACGATCTCTAATGACTACTGAGAAAAAAACCGCAAAAGCGGCGGGCGCGGCTACGCCAAAAAAAGAAAATATCCCGACATTAATTTATATCGGGCCAACAATTCCTCAAATTTCATTGCTGAAGCACAGAATATATCGGAATGGTTTGTCGGTGGAGTGTGAAAAGCTGATAAGTGTTATTCCAGGTGCTAAACAACTCTTTGTTACTACTGCTGATTTTGCTGATGCAGAAAAGCGGCTTAGCGATAAAACCAGTGTTGAAGCTGTGATGTATTCGCGTGTTTTTGCAGCGATGAAGGAGATTAATTAATGGGCTACCGTCACGGTATTTATACATCTGAAATACCTACTTCAATTACACCTCCAGTAAACGTTAGTGCGGGGTTAATTGTTGCGTTTGGTACTTCTCCAGTAAACCAGCTTGATAATCCATCATCTGCGGTTAATAAACCGGTTATTGCATACACCTATGCCGAAGCCGTTTCAAAGATAGGTTTCAGCACTAACTTTGAAAAATATACTTTGAGCGAAGTGATTAAGGTCGCTTTTGGTATCTATGGCGTGGCTCCGGTTGTGTTTATCAATGTACTGGACCCGACAAAACACAAAGCAGACGTTGTCGATGAAGCCGTCAAACTTTCAGGCGGTAAGGCGACGCTGGCTAAGGATGGGGTTCTCTACGACTCTGTTGTTGTAAAAAGTGCTGCGCCCGATGCGGCCGTTCTTGTTGTTGATACCGACTATATTCTTGCTCTTGATGACGATGGGTATACGGTCATTACCGCAATCACTGGTGGGGCTATCAAGGATAAAGATGCAGCGCTAACCGTAAGTTATACACACCTTGATCCTGATGCAGTGACCAAAGATGACATTATCGGCGGTGTTGATCTTAACACTAAGTTAAGTACCGGCCTTGAGCTGCTTGCTGACGTTTACCCGCGCTTTAAACTGGTTCCCGGCCAGGTGATTGCGCCTGGATTTAGTACGGACAGTGAAGTTGGCCAGTTAATGGCGACTAAATCCGCGATGATAAGCGAGCTGTTTAAAGCTGAAGCGTTAACTGACGCCCCAACCGATACGGCGATAATCAGTGATTACTCAGCGGTACCGGAATGGAAGCAGAACAATAACCAGCTCGCCGCGAACCAGACTGTATGTTGGCCGATGGTGAAGCTGGGAGACACCATTTATTACCACTCCACTCATCTGGCAGCTGCAACATGTCTGATGGACAGTAAAAACGGTGATGTTCCTTCACGTTCTCCGTCGAATATCACATTGCAAATGGATGGTGCTGTTCGTAAAGATGGCTCAGAGGTTTGGTTGAATAACAGTCAGGCCAACTATCTGAACGGTCAGGGGATCGTAACCAGCCTTAATTTTGATGGCTGGAAATCCTGGGGAAACCGCACCGCAATTTATCCAAAAAATACAGACCCGAAAGACGCGTTTCGTGTCGGGCGCCGAATGTTTAACTGGACAGGGAATACGCTAATTTTGACACACTGGTCAAAAATAGATGACCCTGCTAACCGACGGCTTATTGAGTCAGTCGTTACCAGCGCTAATATCTGGTTTAACGGTCTTACCGGGAATCAGGACATTGCTGGCGGTAAGGTCGAATTTAATCAGGCTGAAAATCCGACGACGGCGTTGATGGATGGGATCGTTAAATTCCATGTGAAATTTACTCCATACTCTCCGGCGCGAGATATAGAGTTTATTATGGAATATAACCCCGACTATTTATTGAATCTGTTTGGCTCAGCTAATTAACAGGGGTGTTTTGAGTAATCAAATTCCAGAACGTTTAATTAACTTCACCGTTTATGGTGAAGGTAGCCGTATTATTGGCATAGCTGATGCTAAATTACCGTCCATTGAAATGATGACTGAGACAGTTTCAGGTGCCGGAATTGCAGGTGAAATTGAAACCGGGACGCTCGGACACTTCAAATCAATGAGTGTTTCGCTGAAATGGCGAACATTAACAGCTGATGGTACAAACCTGTTTCTTTCTTCATCGCATCAGGTGGATTTCAGGGGGAGTCAGCAGGTCTACGATGCGGGAACCGGTAAATATAAAACCGTACCAATCCGCGCTTCAATGAAGCTGAATCCTAAGAAATTAGATCTTGGTTCGTTACAGGTATCAAAAGCGACTGATACTGAAAATGAATTTGAGGTTCTGTATCTCAAATTATTTATTAACGGAAAGGAAGTTCTTGAAATAGATAAGTTGAACTATATCTGCATCTTTAATGGCGAAGATATCCTTCAGACTGTTCGTGATGATTTAGGGCTCTAAGGGGATAAGATGGAAATTATTGAATTAAGTAAAGAGTATCGTTTTGAAGATTATGAACCAACGTCAAAATAGTTCTTAACCGGACGAGTTGAAGGGGCGGATATTTTAGAAGTGACTGACGTATTACAGGCTCAGGGCATGTTTCTGCTTCAGCTGCATTAGATAATAAAGTCCAGCTGCGTTAGCTGCTCGCTGTCTGGATCGTCCGGTTGAGTATATTAACGGCTTGCCAGCGCGTGACTTCGTGAAAATCTGCCAGAGGGTACAAAGTTTTTGCTGGCGTAGGGTTCGATCCACGTACCCCAATGGATAAGCAAGTCATGAGGGCCGCTCGTTCCCTCTCAATCAGAACAATTCACACCGATTTCATACTGGCTCTCGCTTCGGCTGAGTCGCCTTATCGCCCGGATTGAGCTGTTTAATGAGGATAATAAATAATGGCCAGCAATAAGAACTTTCAGCTGGCTTTTGAAATAGGCGGCAAAGTTGCCGCCTCTCCCAAAGAGTTTTAACGTTGCTCATCAGGCAGTGGCGAAACTTAACTCTGAGTTAACCGATCTCAGAAAAGACCGTGGCGAGGTTCAAAAGCTTCAGGCGATGAAAGCCGGTCGGGCAGACGGCGCTTGAATACCATAAAGCGGCCGCTCGCGTGGAAGAGCTGCAGCGGCAGATAAGTAATACCGAGAACCCAACCGGGCGATGATCCGGGAGTTTGAAAGGGCAAAAACTCAGTCATCAAATTTACGCACATCGTTACGTTCACAGCGTGACGAACTCGCTTCGCTGAAAAACGCCTACGGTGGGGCTGATACATCAGCTAAGGGCTGACAGCTCGTGAAAAGAGCTGAAACTCAGCATTGATCGCAATCGTGAAGCTCAGTCTCGCAGCGTAGAGCAGGTAATCCGCTATAAAACAGCACTGGCTCAGGCCGGACTACTATTCTGGATGCAAAACGGGCTCAGGATGAACTCAACCGTTCGCTGGAGAAACGCCGCGAGCTGAAAATGGAACAGCCCGGAGAAGCCAAAGGCCAGTTAGTCAGATCCGGTGTACAGACTACAGCTGTAGCTGCCGGGGTATTGCTGCGGCCAATAACACGGCTAATTTTAACCGTGAGAACAAAATGATCGGCCTGACAGCCGATATGAAGCCAGCTGAGGTTCAGGCTATGGGCGTGCGATGCTTGTCACCGGGGCTGCGACAAACCAGTTTGCGTCTGATATTCAGGCGGCTCAGGGCTTCCGGTTGCAGCTGGTCAGGATTACAAAGAAGCTCAGGCTAACCTTCTGACAATAGGGCGTACTGCGACTGCAACCGGCTCAGACATACTCGATGTTTCCAAAGCATCCTTTACACTCAGCGATGCTCTTAAAATCGATCCTCTCAAATGAAAACAGCTATGGGGATTCTGGTTCAGGCGGGTAAAGGGGAACTTCGAATTTAAGGATATGGCCAAAATCTTCCTGTTCTTGGCGCCCAGTTCCGTGCCTTGAAAATGGGAGGGAATGAGGCTGCAGCAACAATGGGGGCTGCACTACAGATAGCCCGTAAGGGGGCATCAACCTCTGATGAAGCCGCCAACAACATGAATAACTTTATGGCGAAAATCCTTTCGCCTGAAACGCTGAAGAAGGCTCAAAAGAACTTTGGCGTTGATATGTACAAAATCGTTACTTCCGCACAAAAGAAAGGACAGAACCCGTTTGAAGCGGCAATGAAGTCTGTCATCAAAATGACCAAAAATGGCGATCAGAAATTACTGGGTGAGCTTTTTGGTGATATGCAGGTGCAGAACTTTGTCCGGCCAATGATCCAGAACTGGGAAGAATACCGACGGATTAAGGAAACCTCTTGGTGCAGGTGGTGCTGTTGTTGATCGCGATTTTGCGAATATCACCAAAGATAATGCGGAGCGTTTAAAGCAGCTCCGCATTCAGGCCAGTAATGCCGCACTGAGCTTTGGTCAGGCACTACAACCAGCATTAAACGCGGCGCTTGGTGTCCCGTGCCATTGCTTACTAAAGTCAGTGAGTTTGTCGCAAATAACCCCAATCTGGTATCGCAGATTGTATTGACGGCCGGGGCGTTACTGACAATGAGAACCGCGGTTATTGCCTGTCGTGTGGCGATGCTGGCGCTGTCTGTAGCAACAAAAATGACTCCTTTTGGCTGGATACAGCTGGCTGTATCAGCTCTCGTTGCGGCCGGGGTTTTGCTCTATCAGAACTGGGACAAGATCAAGGCCTGTGCGGTAAAGGTGTGGCCAACAATCAGGGAATATGGCGTTAAGGCTCTTGAAGGACTGAAATTTGTATTCATGAATTTTACGCCTGTTGGCTGGCTGGTACAGGCCTTCAAAGCGGGGGCTGACATACTTAACACCATCAACTGGCGCGACTCAGGGGCTAAAATTATTGAAACCCTGATCACCGGTATTAAATCGAAAGCCAGTGCTCTGGTTGATGAGGTGAAGGGTATTTTTGCGACCGTTCGTGAGTACCTGCCATTTTCTGACGCAAAGCGCGGGCCATTCTCTCAACTGACTAAATCCGGTGGCGCAATAATGGCCACGCTGGCCTCTGGAGTTAACGGGAGTAACAGCCTCCAGACTGCAATTTCAGGTAAGTTCGGGCAGACCCGCTTTTCTCCTCATGGAATATCAGTTGCAGGAGGCCTGTCATCTCGCTCGGGAGCCTCCGGGGGCGCCGTCATACCGCCTGGTGGGATTACATACGCACCAGTGATTAATCTTCCCCCAGGTTCACCAAAGGAAACAGAAGCGGCTGTACAGAGGGCGCTGGACGCGGGTTACTCAGATTTTGAGAAGAAAATGAGCGCCCACCTTTTTCAGAGTCGGAGGTTAAGCTTTGGATAATTACAGGACCATACAGGGCGATGCCTGGGACAGCATTGCCGCCAGACTATATGGAAATGAATATCTGTCTTATCTGCTTGTTGATGCCAACCCAAAGCACCGTTTAACGGTGCTTTTTTCTGCCGGAGTCATCCTGACTGTTCCTGATGCACCTGCAAAGCCGGCAACCGTGAATAACCTGCCACCGTGGAAGCGAAACAGTGTTATGTAAAACTCTTTTTGACGTGATTTACCAGAATATGGATATCACGGCTGACATGCAGCCTGACATTCTCTCAATATCGTATACCGATAATGAGGACGGCCAGGTTGATGACATCGCTATTACGCTGAAGAACGACGACGGGAAATGGTCTGGCGACTGGTCACCTGAAAAAGGGGACTTTATTCGTCTTGTCTTTAAGCCATTCAATCAGATAGCGCTGGAGTGTGGCAGTTTTCAGGTTGATGGTATCACATCGTCTGGCCCTCCTTCTGTTGTTGAGGTTAGCGCGGTATCTGTACCCGTAGCCGCTGGTGTACGCCGTGATTTGAAAAGTAACGCCTGGGAGAAAACTACGCTCAGGGATATCGCTACATCAATAGCGAAGCTGGCCAACCTTGAGCTGATGTTTCTTATCGATGAGGGCAGCAATCCATATTACGAACGTGAAGACCAGATGGAGGAAAGCGACTTAAAGTTTCTCCATCGTCTTTGTCAGGATGAAGGCGTGTCCTTAAAAGTTACGGATAGTCAGCTTGTGATATTTGCTCAGGAAATGTTTGAGGAAAAAGAGCCAATAGCAACCCTGACGCTGGGTGTTGATGAAATTATTCGTTATTCCTTCAGTGCTCAATCTTCTGATTTGTATAAGAGCTGCACCTGCAAATATCGGGTACCTAAAAAAAGAAAATCACTGGCGTATACCTGGGAAGATCCTTCTGTTGAAGATGGCGCCAACCTCAAAATCAGAAAACGGGTCGCAAACCTCGATGAGGCGAAGCGTAAAGCGAAAGCGGCGTTGAGATTAAAAAACCGATATCAGAATACCGGTTCTTTGGTGTTGCCTGGTGATACCCGACTTATTGCAGGCGTCACGCTCAATTTAGCCGGGTTTGGTAAATTTTCTGGTAAGTATCTGGTTTCAAAAGCAACTCATGCCATTAGTAACGGAGGGTATACCACATCGGCTGATATTCGTAGAGTCATTGAAGGATACTGAATGAGCGATTTAGAAACATTGATTCGCCAGCTTATCCGGGTTGGTGTGGTGTCTGATATTGATGAAAAGGAGTGACGGCCAGAGTCACTTTGATGATCAGGACAATGTGACCTCAGCCAGTTTGCAGGTCATTGTGAAAAATACGGATGAGAATGCTGATTACTGGATGCCTGATGTTGGTGAGCAGGTTTTATGCCTGTTTTTCCCGTTGGACCGCAGCAGGGTTTTATCCTTGGCAGCTTTACGATGAAACGCATACCCTCCTGCAAATACCGTAAACAAGCGCGTTATCAGATTCAGGAACGGAACCCGTATTGAGAATGACAGGGAATCAAATTCATTGCTGGTTGATGCTGTTGGTGATGTGACGGTTAAAGCCACAGGAACCGTCACGATTGATGCGCCGGAAACCATCATAACGGGTAATGCCACAGTGAAAGGTCTGCTTACCTATCTTGGTGGCCTGAAAGGTAGCTCTGAAGGTGGAACTGCTGCGGATATTCAGGGTGAGATTAAGGTTACGAGTGGAGATGTAGTGGTGGACGGTATTGGCGTTAAAAACACCACCATGACACAAGGGGAATATGCCCTACATCGGAGGCAAAAGCGTGATTGTTGGCATGTATGGATCAATGCCGTTTGTGGCGTCGTCAATGGTGGTGAATACGTTCGCCAATTTTAAACGTACATCAAAACGCCGCCCGCCCGACATGAGGTTATCGGCCTCAAACCGGTTCTGGAGGATATTGGGCCGGATCTCGATGAAGTGAGTTTTACCATGCGCCTTGATACAACGCTTGTGTAGTGCCGCTGGCTGCGTTGTCATTACTGCGATTTATGCATAATGCACAGGAGGTTAACCCGGTTGTCATTGGTATCCAGTATTTCGGAAATTTTGTGATTTCTGACATTGATGAAGGCTGGACGTATCTGGGCCCGACAGGAAACCCCCGGGTGATTAATGTAGGTATCAAACTACTGGAGTCGGGTCAGGCCTCGCTCGCCGAAGCATTGGTAGATATTGCGGGTGATGTTGAATCTAAAACTAAAGGTGCATTAGGAAAATTATTATGAGCAAAGACACCTGGCCAGTATCAGCGTCTTCGTATCGTATTAACTGGGCGCCACAAACTGTTGTTGAAGAAGTTCTGCAGAATGTCTCGACAATTCTTGCCACTCAGCCTGGTACGGTCCCCTATTCACGAAAACTGGGGGTCACGTCCGGTCTGGTGGATAGCCAGGCACCTGTTTTTATTGCTATGGCCACGCGAGAGATTATTCAGAAAGTCAGTGAGTTTGAACCTCGCGCGATTATCCATTCAGTCAGTTTTGACAAGGCGAATGCTTCAGATGGCGTTATACGGCCGAAACTGGTTATAGGAGTCAAAAGATGAATTTACCTCGAGGGGGGTTGCCTGATATTACCTTTGCGGACTCTGATCCTTCACAAATCGTTACCCGGGCTATAAGAGGATTCGAGGCAATCACAGGTGAAACACTGGCGCCAGCAGATCCGCGGCGCCTTTTTATTCAGTCGCTGTGCTCAGTGATTGTTCAGCAGCGCAAGGCTATTGATTATTCAGCAAAGCAAAACCTGCTGTCATATGCTACAGAAGGTAGTCTCGATCATCTTGGTTATATGACAGATACTCCAAGGCTTGAGGCTCAGTCGGCCCTCACTACGTTTGAATTCAGGCTATCAACAGTATTGACGGGAGCTTATACCATCCCGGCAGGTACACAGATTACGACCGGGAATAATGTTATTTTTCAGACTGATGTTTTAACAGAAATCCCGCCTGGTTCACTGAGTGGGACAGTCTCAGGACATGCTCTGGTGCCTGGTGTTTCAGGTAATGGCTTTTACCCGGCCAGATTAATGCACTGATAACGCCTCTCCCTATGTGGCCAGCGTCAGTAATCTGACGGAATCGAATTCTGGAGCTGATCAAGAGGATGATGATAACTATGCTGAGCGCATTCAGCTGTCACCGGAAAAACTTTCGACGGCAGGGCCCGAGGATTCCTATAAATACTGGACAAGAACCGCTAACCAGAACATCAAAGATGTGAATGTTTATACGCCTGCGGCCGGAACTGTTGAGATTCGTTGTCTGCTTAAGAACGGTGACATTCCATCTGATGAGCTTCTGGAACAGATAGGTAATGTTCTTTCCGCCACTAATATCAGACCGTTTACTGATCATGTGATACCCAAAAGCCAGACAAGGTTGATTATGATATTTCGATAAAATACTGGATAAGTACAGATGATAAAAGCAGGGCTGCTTTAATTCAAAGTGAAGTCAATAAGGCACTTGAAGAATATAAGTTGTGGCAGCGTTCTGTTATGGGGCGAGATATTAACCCTGATGAAATAATATCGAGATTTAAAATGCAGGGCTAAACGCCTTGAAATAACCAGTCCGGTATTTACTGTAATTAGTGAAATTCAGGCGGCAAGAGAAAGAAATATAGAATGTACATATGAAGGGTTAGAAGATGGTTGATATCTCAGACATTAGTTTGCTGGATGTATTACCTCAGAATTTAGCTCAAAACCCTGATGTGATAGCCATGTCAAAAGCTATCGATGACGAACTACATGCAATTAATAAATTAATCCCTAAAACCACTATATATGGGCTAATTGATGGTCTTGAATCTGCGGTTCTCGACCATCTTGCATGGCAGTGGAACTCTGACACATGGCGGGATAACTGGCCTGTTTCTCTCAAACGCTCAGTTTTAAATCCATTATCAGGACTAAGCGCATAAAGGGACCAGAGCGGCCGTTGAAGACGTTGTCAGCAGTCTTGGCGGTGTCGTTGATATCAAGGAGTGGTTCGAACAGTCGCCTCGTGGAGAACCATACACGGCTTCTGTTGTTGCTTCAATTAACTCCTTTGATGGTGCTGTACCTTCGAAGGAGATGCTTGATGATGTAATAAGGAGCATAAAATACGCTAAGTCAGCCAGAACATTATATTCATTCTCACAGGCGGCTAATATTTCAGGCGGTATTAGTATTGCTGGTGGTCTTCAATCTGTATCGTATGTTCGGTTGACCGGAGGGTTAATAATTACCTTCTTAAATATTTATCTTTTCTAAAATTATTTAGTGGCGGACTAAAATGGATAAATTAATATTCACAATAACTGACGCCGGGCGTCAGGCAATTATTAATGCCTCGAATACCGGGACCGGGAAGGTTGAAATAAAATCAGTTGGAATAGGTTCCAGTTATTATATTACCTCACCCGAACAAACTGATATTCATGATGAAATTAAACGAATAACCAGTATCGGTGGGGCGGTGATATCACCTGATACAATTCATGTATCAGCTAAAGATGACTCTCCTGATGAGTATGTTGTGCACACAGTTGGATTGTATACGGATAAAAATATACTCTTTGCCGTTTACTCCAGACGAATGCCGATAATTAATAAATCATCAGCAACCGTTATGTTGATTTCCAGTGATATTACGTTTAAGTCGCTGGATACAGCAAATATCACATTTGGGGATGTTGTATTTATTAACCCTCCGGCATCAGAAAGCGTTGTTGGGGTTTCCCGATTTGCGACCGCTGAAGAGGTTGAGGAAGGTCTGGACCCTGCTATTGCTGTCTCGGCGAAGCGTCTGAAAGGTGAGCTGGATAAGAAAGCAAATTTAGATAGCCCAAACCTTACAGGAACGCCTACAGCGCCAACGACCGCTGAATCTGATAATTCACAAAAGATAGCGACTACCGCGTTTATAAAACAGGTTCTGCTTGCTTACGCTAAGCTGGCCAGCCCTGATTTCACAGGGAAACCTACAGCTCCAACTGCTGATCAGAGTTCTAATGACACCCAACTTGCAACAACGGCATTTGTCAGATCGGCTATTGCAGCGCTTGTCGACTCATCTCCAGGGGCGCTGGATACTCTTAATGAGCTGGCTGCAGCGTTAGGTGATGACCCTAACTTTGCAACCACAATGACCAATGCATTGGCGGGTAAGCAGCCCCTTGATGGTACATTGACAAATCTGAGTGGAAAGGATGTTCCCGCGCTTCTCCAATACCTTGGTTTAGGCGAAACGATAAATCTGGCTGCGGGCGCACTGCAAAAATCGCAGAACGGCGGCGATATTCCCGACAAGGATTTATTTTCACGAAATATCAGTACAGCGCTGGCATTCAGTGGCGGGGTTGCTATTGGCGGTGATGCTAATCCGTGGACGACGGCGGAATTTATCGTCTGGCTGGAGTCTCAGGGCGCATTCAATCACCCTTACTGGATGTGTAAAGGGTCATGGGATTATGCCGGTAACAAAGTCATCACAGATACAGGGTGCGGTAATATCTGTCTCGCTGGCGCAGTGATTGAGGTGATGGGAACCCGTGGTGCAATGACGATACGAGTAACCACACCCACCACCACAACAGGAGGCGGTGTACCCAGCGCACAATTCATCTATATCAATCACGGCGAAGGTTACGCCCCGGGCTGGCGACGAGAGTTTAGCCGTACTGGCGACGAGATGACCGGCAACCTCTGTCTTAAAAATGATGGCCGTGTGAATTTCTGCATTATGAATGAAGACGGAACGCCCCGCATGTGGTTATTCAAGGATAAAGGCGGCGACGGTGTTCATATCAACAATGGTCATGATGGAGGCGGGGATTTTATTTTCGGTAAAGACGGCAGTTTTTATGCTTCCGCAGTCCGTGCAGGCATCGGAAAAAAACTGTCAATGACGAGTGATAATAATTCGACACTGACCGCCACGTTTAATTTATGGGGTGACGCTAACAGACCTACCGTGGTTGAACTGGATGACGATCAGGGGTGGCACCTGTACAGCCAGCGAAATCCTGATGGTTCGATTGTCTTTACGGTCAATGGAGATATCACCGCTAACCGTAAGCTGAATGTGGGGCTGCTACCTTTCCAGCGACGGCAATGTTAACGGTTCGATGTGGGAGGGCTGGCTGAGTACGTGGATGAGTAATGCCTTTGCCAGCCGCGACAACAATATTAATACCCGGTCGACATGGGACTACGTGAACCAGACCTTCGTCCGGGACGTCAGGGCGGGATATAAGAGTATGCCGGGTATGGCAGGCATATGGTTATGACGATACGCCACCTTATGTGATTACCGGGGTGGTAAACAACAACTCTGATGATCTGGTTGATGGGCTCACCCGTCGTCCGCTCCAGAAAACATCAACGGCGTCTGGTACAACATTGACTTTATTTAATGAGGTGGAGTATGGCATTGCAGTATTTAAAGAACTTCACGCGTTATTCACCCGTTCCCGATGACAACAACAAAATACCGTTACGCAAGGGAGCGAAATTCTTTAAATCAGAAGACGGACAGGACTGGTACGAATGCCAGAAATTATTTTCTCCCGACACAATAAAAATCGCCATCAACAGCGACGGCGTAATTGTGGCCACCGGGAAAGATATTTCAGGTTTCTGGCCGGAAGGAAAGAGCATTGCAGAAGTACCGGACACCACAGCCAACCGCCGTGTGGATATCAGTGGTCGCTGGGGATTTGACGGAACAAACATCACTGACCTCATGACCACAGACAAAGCCCGTGAACGGAAATCCCGCGAGATTGACGCCTGGCGTGACGCACAGGAGAACAGCGGCATCATTTTTGACTGGAATGGTCGCCGCTGGGATGGGGGTAAGGCGTCAAAGGACAGACTGACCCCGGTACTGACGGTGGCAAACGCCGGACTGCTTCCTGACAGTTTCTTCTGGACGGATGCGGACAACAATGATGTACCAGTGACCGCCGAAGACCTGGCAGCCCTTGATGCGGCGATGACACAGGCGATGGTGATTCAGGGGGTTAAAATCCACGAACGGCAGCGGCAGATGAAGAAGGATATCGGGGAGCTGACGAAGGTGAGCGATATTCTGAATTATTCCGTTGGCTGGCCGGAGGGGGGGTAAAAAAACGGGCTGTGCCTCACGATGTCAGAAAGCACAGCCCGGAATCACCACTATCTGTATAAGAGGTTCTCACTGGAACAGGAAAGGTTATTGCACATACTGTGCTGAAGAGTCAACCGCGAAAGCGGTTTTTTTGTGCCGTAAAAACAGGAAGCCCCGCGCTGCGACCAACAGCCGGGGCTTTTGTATTTAATGGAAGGAGCATGAGGTTCAGACATGCCGGTAAAGAATAACACGCCGGAAGACAGATTTGGAGACGATCTGATGATTAAAGCTGAAACCACGCCTCAGGGGGCTGATAAAGCGGCAAAAATAATCGCCATATGTCGTGGTATTCGTCATGTACTGACGCTGATCGCGTGGGTTATCTGTACCGCGCTGGTGGCGTATGTATCGTTACGCCTGAAAGGGTAAGTCAGCGTGAATTTACGCCAGGAAAATATAAAGCCCCGGGCTGCTGCTGACAGTCGGGGCTGATTTGTACTTCACAGGATATGGAGTGAGGGAGGTACTCCGTAATGAATTTTAGCGGAGGAGAATGGATTGTGGAAGCCCTGAAACTACTGGCCGGGAATAAAATTCTTCGCCGTATGTACTATGCAGCCCTGGTGGTTGTGGTGGTGTATTCGCTGGCGGGGTCATCGGTGCTTTCTGAGTTGATCCGGGTGATGGTACGATGAGCCGCTTCACCACGCCCGCCATTCTTGAAATGCTCGATCACTATCGATGGCGGGTACACGAACCCTTTGCGTTTTACCTCAGCGACGACAACAGCGACGTGATAGAAGTGCCTGCCGGATTTGTCACTGACCTTGCCAGCGTACCGCGCATCTTCTGGACACTGCTACCACCGGACGGCAAATACGCCAAAGCGGCGATTATTCACGATTATCTCTACGACAATGCGCTGCGCACGAAACAGGAAGCCGACAGGATATTCCTGGACGGGATGACTGTGCTTGGCGTGCCGAAGTGGAAGCGCACGGTAATGTACTGGGCGGTGAGGTTGTTCGGGCGTGGACGTTATGCAAGAAAACAGTCACCAGGTAAGAATGAACTATAA